CGAAATTTATAGAAATAAAATTAAGGAAAGTCTTCCATTAATTTATCATAAAGATTTGAAGGATTATATTTATTATCATAAATTGTTTTTGACAAAATATGAAAGTGGAAAATATGTTCCTGCACAAGCGCAAGGTGAACCTGGTATGCCTATTGATTCGAGTGTGCCTATAACAACGAATATTAATGAACCTTTTAAATCAAGTGATAACACAAAGGGTATAGTTTTAGAAACTCAAAGAGAAGTAGAAATAACTGGACCTACTCAAGAACCTAATATTGGTAGTGGTACTTTGACTCGTTCTTGTATGCCAGATCCACGTTGGTCAATGGTAGATACAGTACACAGAAGAGTTTGGGTTAATACATATTCGTGGACAACGGCACAAGCAGCTGGACAATCATTATTTGACTTGGTATTGCCAAGGGATGTAATCGTAAATTATTTACAATCAATGGCTTTCGAGAGATTTATTTTTTGGAAGGGTTCAGTCATTTTGGATTTTGAACTTACAGGTATGAAGATGCATTTGGGTAGATTGAAAGTTTTTGCTGTTCCTTTCACTGATGGTACTATTGTCTCACGTTGGCATGATAATAATCCGACAACGTATTATGGTTTAAATCCATTATCCTTAGATCCAACTAGTAGTACTAAAGGACGTTTGATAGTTCCGTATTATAATATAAAGTCATACATTTCTATAAATGGTCCAGCTATTGATTTAAATTTGGATTTTACAGCTACAGTCTCATGTAACATTTTAGTTCCATTAGGTGCAGCGACGGGTTCACCTACATCTATTAGTTTGGTAGTGTGGGCGTCTTTTGGTCAAGATTCAGAATTTTATGTACCTTTAAATTCATCATCGTCCGGTACTGTTTTTAATGCGGAACATGGTAGACAATTGGTGCGTAATGCCAAAATTGCTGCCGCAAAAGGTCAAGGAGGTACTGTTTCTACTACGAATAATGTTACAGCCTATGGCAATATGGATGGAACTTGTATTCCACAAAAAATGACGAATGATGATTTTCGTGGTGCAGCATCAGGTAATAAAGTATCGGTTCCTGCATATGATAGAGCGGCACGTTCCATAAATCCATTTAATGTAGTACGTAAATATATTCAGAATTTTGCACATTCTAAAGGTTCTGAATTGGTTACTAGAATGGATTTAGATCCTTCCAATTTGGCTATCGTTCATCCTGACCATTTTTCTACTAATGTTGATGAGATGACGATGGCTTTTTTATTACATACTCCTACTTATTGGGATACAATAACATGGTCTGGTTCAGCTACAAGTGGGACTTCATTATTTTCTGGTTTTATTGGTCCAATGACATCTTTGTTTATGTCTGGTTCTACTAATCAGGTTACTCTTACGTCTGGAGCTTTGATAACTATGACACAGTGGGAATATAATGCTATGCATTTTGCTTTTTGGCGTGGAGGAATGCGTATTCGTATGGAATTGGTAGCAACAATGTTTCATACTGGTAGACTTTGTTTAACTTTGAATTATGGAGCACCACCTGGTGTACAAGTTGGATTACGGGATGCAACATCACAATATGCAGTGGAATTTGAGTTGAACAGTGATAAGAATGTTTTTGAGTATGATATTCCATATATATCTGAAACACGTTGGAAGAGAACTTGTAGAGGACCCATCTCACCTGATGACCCAGAAGGAGTTGGACCTTGGTGGAATGATTATTTTTTAGGTTCATTTGATATTAGCGTTGTAACGCAATTACAGACAACTAGTGTGGCTCCACCAGATATTTCTATAATTTTATCTTATTCAGGAAGTAGTGATTTTGAAGTTTATATGCCATCTAATATTAATCAGACTTTTATACAATCAATTGTTGGTCAAAATATTATTCCTCTTCCAGCGAAGGCACAAGGTGATAATGGTGGGGGAGTTAAAGCAGGAGCTAGTACGGCACCTAATCCACCAGATGCTTCAGCTGATATTGTCAGAGCAAAACGTATTGGTCCGCCTGATATGGGTCCTATGCAATCAGATGATCATTTTGGTATTAATGCTCCGATTAAGCATACTAGAGAAATATTGAGACGTTATTATCCTCGGAGCGCTGTTACTTATTATCAATATGTAGCACAAAATGCTGTAGCAACAACTGCTAATGATTTCAATTCTGGTTATACTCCTCTATTTAATACTACTAGTATTCCTCCTAATCAAACTTTACCTTATTGTTTGTTTGATGTGTATCCAGTTAATTTGGGAGAGGACACTAATTATTTGATTGCTACACAAAATTATTTGCCAA